AAGGATGGTGGTACTTCATCTCAATTCTTAAAAGCAGATGGAAGTGTAGATTCAACTTCATATCTTCAATTAACGGGAGGAACTTTAAGTGGGGCCTTAAATGTTAACGCAACATCAACTTTAAAAAATATTGTAATAGACACTGATAAGATATATTCAAGTGGTGACGAGTTGATACTTATGGCTGGAGGTGCAAATGGTACAGGTATGAGCCTGACAGACACAGATAATATGGCTACTTTTACAAATTTAGATATAGATGTAGTTGGAGGTAGTATAACTACTGATAGCGCTATAACAGCAACTGGTTTAGCAACTGCGTCTGGATTTAAAGTTCCTTCTGGTACAAGCTCACAATTCTTGAAAGCTGATGGTAGTTCTGATTCAAATAACTATGAAGTTGTTGGTGAATTTGATTACTCTGAAGATACTGCAACTGCTTATACTTTATCATCATCTGATAAGGGACAGGTGCTAGGACTCACAAGTTCATCTGCAATAACACTTACAATAAACTCAGGCTCATTAGCTAGTATAGGTGACATAGCTTATGTTGATCAGATGGGTTCAGGAACAGTAACTTTTTCAGAAGGTACAGGAACATTGTTGTATAACAATGCAGTAAACAATACAACTGCCGGACAATACAGTAGAGTAGCAATACATAAGGTATCATCTACTGAGTATAGAATATTTGGTGAATTACAATTATTATAATTATGATGGGAATAATAGCAGCATGCAGCAGAGGCGCAGGCACGGGAATAACATATGAGACTTTTTCATTTACATCTACATTAAACGGAGTGGTTCAAATAATAGTTCAATATCTTACAAATGATAATTTAGATATAACTTGGACATCTACTGGAAGCGTAGTGTCTAGTGGGAATTCAGCTTCAAATATTGATTTGACCGGCAATACAGTTTCTAGTACAGTAACTGTAGTAGTTGCTATTCCTGATGGAGAGTATTTTGGACGATTGATTCTAGCAAATGAAGGTATAACTTCTTTTGATGTATCTTCTAATACTTCATTAGAGCAATTCTTTACTGGAGTTAATGCTTCTTTATCAGTTGCAGATATATCTAATAATGTTAATCTATATCAGTTCACATGTAATGATACTTTGATAACTGCTATGGATATCTCTAATAATCCATTACTAACATACCTTGCAATTCAAAATACAGCACTAACATCTACAGAGATAGATGATGTGTATATTCAACTAGACAATAATGGATTGTCTAATGGGACATTAATAATTGATATTAGTATCAGGACCTCTGCTAGTGATACAGCAAGTGCTAGTTTAATAACAAAAGGATGGTCAATACAGGAACCGCAATTTTAATAGCAAAAAGATAGTCAATAGCAACTAGTTAATAAAATATAAAATACAAAGTATGTACGCAACACCACATACCCTTGCAGGGTTTACAATAGTGAAAGCATTTGAAGATAACTTGGTTATAGGAATTCCTTTAGCCATAATATCTCATTTAGCATTAGATTATATTAATGAAAGAGGATTGTCAGAAGAAGATAGATTTACATTTGATTTGATACCTTCTTTATTTTGTTATGCAATAGCATTGTTTACTGGAAACTTTTGGATATTTCTATTAGGAAGTGTGGCAGGTAATCTCCCAGACTTAATTGATAAGAAATTATATTTATCTATTTTTATACCAAGTAAATTTAAATCCACTCACTATTTACATTGGCAGAAACCATTGCTAAATCCACACCCTAATGTAACAAAAACAATAGGGCCAGTTAGCGCAATAATTATCACAATCATTTTGCTAATGTTTTAGCTATAAAACACTTAATGTTAAACAAGTTATATAGACTATATTGTAATATATGAGCTCATTACTATTTTTTAAGAAAATGTCGGGGACAAAAGCTCTACTGCTTACTTCTTCCCCCATCCTATCCCTTATAATGGACATAAAATCAATACTCATATCTTTACTAATTATTATATTTATTGACATGATAACTGGTATAAGAAAAAGTTTTTATATAAATAAAATATCAACCAATCCATTTAAAATAAAATTTTGGAGAAGCTTAAATTCATCAGGAATTAGATCCACTTGGAGAAAGACTTATGAATATGGTATTGGTATAATTGTATTTACATTGTTAGATAAATATGTATTACATATTGGAGATTTTGAGTTCTTAAATAATAAAAGAAATATTGTTGAAATAACAATAGCTGTTGCTTGTGTTATAGAGGTGTATAGTATTTTTGAAAACATGGAAGCTGTAAGTGGAAACAACTTGTTAAAAAGATTGATTGGACTACTTCCAGAAAGAGTAAAGAAACTATTCAAGATTGCTGAAAACATTACTAGTGAATAGTATTTTCATTTTTAGCTATAAAAGGCATTGGACAAAATTGGACTTATATGTTAAATTTGTATAAGGAGAATTTTAAATATTAAAAATGGAAGAATTAAATTTAGAAGACTTGAACTTTGAGTCTGTGCAACTATTCGATGAGGGTGGAGCTGCAGAGATTGTAAAAGAGGAAGTTAATGATAATGTTAATGCTAATGAAGCTGAAGGTGCTTCGGGTGAAGGATTAACAAAAGATGACAATAATATTGTTAGTGATGGTCAAGGTGATAAACCTGATCAAGAGAGCGTAGCTAATAAGGAAAAAGATAATCAAGTTCAGACAGGTGAAACTTCAGAAAAGGATAAGGGTAGTAATTCTTCCTCTCCCAAACTGAATGAGACTGAACAGCTTTATTCTAACTTAGCTGCCCAATTTAAATCCGAAGGGGTTTTGCCTGGACTTGAAAATATTGAAGACATTAAAGACTTGACTGCTTTGAATGAGGCAATTCGCAAAGAAGTAGAATCAAGATTTAGTGACGAACAAAAGAGAATTGATGAAGCAACAAAAGCAGGTGCAGAACCTACAGAAGTTTCAGAGAAGCTCTCAACCATTAGTAAGCTAGAGAGTGTTACTCCCGAGTTCATTAGTGATGAAAAGAATTTAAATTTTAGGAAGCAAGCAATTGCACAAGACTTTATAGATAAAGGCTATAATCCTGAAAGAGCCCAGACTCTTGCACAAAGAAGTGTAGATGCTGGAACTGATATTGAAGATGCAGATTTTGCAATTAAAAATATCATTGCTCATGAGAAGAAGTCTTTAGATAATATCATAGAATCAGCAAAAGCTAAAGAGGCTAAAAGCTTAAATGACATTAAAGACTACATACAAAAGACACCAGAGGTATTGCCTGGAGTACAATTAACAGATTCGCAGAAAGATGAATTGTACAAAGGAATTACAACTGATGTAGGTAATAAGGATAATGCATTCGTAACTTATCAGAAATCTGACCCAGTTGGATCTAGGATAAAATTAGAAGCATTTTATTACTTAACAAAAGGAATGACAGATTTCAGCGTATTCACAAACAAAGCTGAGACTAAAGTTTCTAATAAGATAGAAAATTTATTAAGAGGCGCTAACTTTACAGAAGGTGGAACTATAAACACAGATGTTCCAGATGAAAATTCAACTTTCAAGTTATCGGATCTTAAAGATTTAGAAATAGAATAATAACAACTTTTTAAAAAAAATTAAATTATGCAGTTAGGAAAGTTTCAGGTAACTGATGCAAAATCTTTTAACGGAATGATTAATCCAGAAAACACTTTAGGTGCTATTTGGAAGACAGCTCCAACAAAGATTAATGATGCAATGATCAAATTGTTAGCAATCAATAGAGGTAAATCTTTAGAGAGCTTGCTAGGTAAATTTGATACAAAACAAGTAGAGAATGACAATGAATTCTATTGGGAATTAATTGGTAGTTCTCGTAGAAATTACACTTTAGTAGAAGCTTCTTTTCAAGGCTCAACTGTAACTGACTCTGATAGTAATATCGGTGAAGGTGGACAAGAGTTTGAATTAACATTCGATGAGAATGCATTCTTCAAAGGTGAAGTTATCGTAGGTGATAAAAATGAAGTATATCCTATTAGAGTTTTAAATGATGGTTATGCATCAGGATCTCAGTATGTATATACTTGTGAAATTGTTGGATCTGACAGATCAGGTATTCCTGGTGAAGAGTTGGTATCTGGTAAGAAATTCAAGCAAGAGTTTGCTCCAGTAGGTAAAGGTCTTTCTAGAGAAGTAGGTGGTATCCGTAGAGTTACTCCAGTTTCTATGAGAGGTGAATTAACTACTATTAGAATTGACCACAAATTACCTGGTGATGCTTCAAACAAGCAAGTTGTAATGGGTATTCCTGTTGTAGACAAAGCTGGTAACAAAAAAGTATTTGGTGCATTAGCATTATATGAAGACTGGTTAGTAGAGCAAGAATTTTCTGAGTACAAAAACAAGTTTTTAATGTATGGTAAGACTAACAGAACTTCTGATGGACAATACCATAATACTGATGTATCTGGTCGTAAGATTAGAATTGGATCTGGTATCCGTGAGCAAATGGAGCAGTCAAATACATTCTATTACAATGACTTCTCAATTGAGTTGTTAGAGGAAATTCTTTATGGATTATCTGAAGGTAAATTAGGAATGGATCAAAGAATGTTTATGTTAAGAACTGGTGAAAGAGGAGCTGCTGAGTTTCATAAAGCAGTACTTAAGACAACTTCAGGTTGGTCATCTAACATAGGTACTCCAGGAACTAATCCTTCTACTGTTAAAGGAGTTAGTTCTCCATTACATAGTAATGCATTTTCTGCAGGATTTCAATTTGTAGAGTATTTAGCTCCAAATGGTGTTTGTGTTAAATTAGAAGTTGATGACTTTTATGATGACAAAGTAAGAAACACTATTACTATTCCAGGTAAATCAGGTGTAGCAGAATCTTACAGATATGACATCTTTTACATGGGTACAACTGAAAGTCCAAACATTCAGAAAGTAGCTGTTAAAGGAATGGAAGAAATTAGAGGTTACCAATGGGGCTTCAGAAATCCATTCACAGGTGCTGTAAATAATGGAAACATGGGTACTTTAGAAGATAGTGGTACTATCACTAAGTTCTGTCAGTTAGGAGTTGTATGTTACGACCCTTCTAGAACTGCTTCTATCATACCATATGTATTAGCATAGTATAAAAGTAATTATTACCCTCGTGTGTTCAACGAGGGTAATTCTTAAAAATATAGTTTGAAGGTATCTACAACAACCTTCACAAATAGAGAGAGAAGAATTTAAATAAGAGTAAAATGGAAAAAGTAGATACAGTGAGAACTGATTTCTTAGAAGATAAGATTGTATCAGTTAAATTTATTACTAAAGAAAATAATGGTATCCAAGATCCTAAGCATGTAGCTTACGGAGGTTTATTAAATGGAGCCAGCATCACAATCCCAGCCCCAACTTTGGACAACAAGAAGATGAAAAATATTTTATCTAAAGAAGAAAAAGAAGGTCTAGAGCACATATTAGGATTAGATTTATCTATATATGGAAGCTTTTGGAAGGAAGGTGGTAAAGCATATGAATTAGGTATATTACCTATCAAACTTACTAAAGAGGAATCTAGACTAAACATGTCTGACCCTTATGACTTTATTAAAATTAAAGTTTTAAAGGCCTCGCCAATTGTTGCAAACAGCTTAAATGATGTTGGTAGAAAAGCAACTTACAGATTTGTACTAACTTCAGAATCTGAGAAACTTCAAAAAGAACTTGACAAAGCAGGATACAAGATTAATGCTTACAAATTATTTGTACAGTATGAAAATGATGCTGATGTGTTAAGATACTCTTTAAGAAATCTTGGAAGGAATACTAGCAAGACTCATAAGCTTGAGTTCTTACAAAGTGAATTCCACAAGGAGTTAGAAAAGAATCCAAGTTTAGTCACATCTTTATTAGGTGACAGTTATATTAAAACTAAGGTTTTATTAGAAACTTGTTTTGAATATGGAGCTGTAGCAAGAAGAGACAAGGCATACTATACTTTAGATGACGAGCCAATTTGTGATGGAGGAATTCCTAACTTACAAAATGCTTCAGAATTTTTAGCAAGTAATTTAGGGCAAGATATGAGATTAGGCTTAGAAGCTAAATTGAAATTAAGTAGAAAATAATAGATGACAGAAAATGAGATTATAGAGGGATTTAACCTTAGGTACAACAATGCCTTAGAAGGTGCTCCTGAGATAGATCTCTACGAGATGAGCTTATACATGACTGTATCTCAGATTGAGATTGTTAAAGAATATTATGATAAAGATAAAGATCCTAACAGCTCTTTCGAATTAAAAGAAAGAGCTAGAAGGGTTTTAAATGAGCTCGTAAAAATTGAATCTATAAAAAATAAAACTAATTCAAATAGAGGAGTAGTTTCAGAATCAAAGTTTTATGAAATGTCTGCTGAACCTATGTTTATAGTATTTGAAAATGCTGTTCTAAAAAGTTCTAGTAGTCTTTATGATGGCAAAGTTATAGAGGTAATTCCTATTACGCATGATAATTTCATGACTGATTATTATAATCCATTTAGGAAGCCTAATAAAAATAAAGTCTGGAGATTAGATATATCAAAAGAAAATGCTAAGACAACATTTGAAGTTGTGTCTGTAGAAGATTTAACTTCATATAATGTTAGATACATTGCAATGCCAAGTCCTATTATCTTAACAGATTTAAATTCTGATGAAGACTTCTCGGGATTAGGATTAACAATAGAAGGCAATACTAATAAATCAACTTGTTTGTTGAATTCAATGGTGCATCAGGAAATTATAAATAGAGCTGTAGAACTAGCTATATTAGATTACAATAAACCTGAAACATTGCAAGCTAGAGTAGGTTTAGATAAAAGAGTATAAGAATAATTAGGATTATTGATACATAATCACTAAATTTATAAAATAGTATCAAAAACAATTTATTAATTATAAAATAATTTTATTATGGGATTAGCTGGAATAAACCAGAGTAGACAAATGTATGTAGGTCAAGCAACTGATGCTGCTACAGGAATCGCAAACTTATCAAATGCAAATGATATTGTTATATTAGCGTCAGATGGAAGTGCAGCTTCTGCTGGTGATGATATTGCGGTATTTGTAAAAGATGCTTTAGGGAATGTAACTTCTTCAGGAGCAATTAAAAATGGTCAGGTTACTGACGTAAGAGTAATTCCTTTTGAAGCTAAGACTTTAAAAGCTTATGAAATTTCAGGATTAACAGTTGATGCTAACAGTCTTTATTCTGTTAACATTACAATTAGCGAACACGGATCTTTATCTCCAGAAGATGAGTACGTGAAGCAAGGGTTCCACCAAGCAAAAACAGGTGATACTGATTTAGTAATTTTACAGGGATTAGCTGCAAGTTTAAATGCAAACTTTTCTAAAGAAGTTGGAGCTAACGCTTCTGCAAACCCTTACCTTTCATTTGTAGTTTCAGGAAGTGCAGGTTCTGCAAAGTTGACTATTACAGAAAAGAATGACTGGTTAGTTGATTATGACCCAAACAAAAAGACTAGACATCAATTAAAATTTACTGTTGATGTTGTTGCTACAACTTATCCTACAGTAGGTGTTTCTCAAGCTCAAAGTGCAGGTAAAGGTACAGGATACCAGATTCAAGAAATGGAATTTTATTTACTTGGCGCAAGAGGAGACTCTTACAGAGAAGGTGGATATCCTCACAAC